CGATCTAGGACGTTTACCGACTTAGATCATAAGAACCTTCCTCCGGTGAAGGATCAACCTTCTCTGGATCTGGCTGAGTCTTTGGTGAGCGCTTCGGCGACTCATCGAGGATTCTCTTATACTCGGCATCCAATTGCACGAGTAAATCACTTATCCCTGGTAGGCTCAACAAGCGATTGAGCTGTCCAGCGAAACGTTCCGCCGCGGAAGGCATAAAAGCGTCTCTGCCTTCGGCATCCTGGGCCCGGCGTTTAGCATCAGGCTTCCCGTCAGGACCAACTTCATAGCGAGGACTCTTCTTAAAGATATCCTGGCCTCTAATAAGCGCATTTGTGATATTAACAATTGGCTTAATCAAACCATGGATTTTCTCAAAATCTTCATGGAGTTGAATCGTTTCAAGACTCTTGAATAAGCGGTCTTGAACACGCGTTGTGTACTCGAATTGAATTCGACTACCATCAACTTTTACAAGAGGTGTTTTGACCTCCCGCTCCTCCTGTCTCTTCTTAAGAGCAGAGAGTTCGGAGTTTGTGCGTTGGAGTTGACTTTTCAGTTTTCCAACTTGCAGTCCCAGGTCCCCAACCTTTTTAGGTTGTTGCTGTTGTGGAGCTGGATTGGTGGGGTTATTGTTATTAATAATATCTTTAACCTTCATAACGAGTCCCTCCTTTAGGGTCTACAGCATTAGGATGGTTTTCTAACCATCTCAGGAATTCCTCTTGGGCTTTGCGAGCTTTTGGAGGATTGGATGATTGGGCGGTGAATTTCCAGCCGTCCTTAGCTAGTGCAGCCACGTAGACTGCATGTGAGATTGTTCCTGGGTGCTCTATTTCTATGAGGCAGAGCACTGTCAGGAGGATACTGATATCGAGTTCATCTGAATCGAATTCATATAGCTCGTCGTTCATGTAGGTAAACTGACCTACTGAAGACATCTTCATCACCTACCTTTCAAAACTAATAGGGGTGAATGGTATATCGAGGATCTCGTCAAGTAGAGGAGGTCTTTCAGATGGCTGACTGACAATCTTAGGGATAGTCTCGACAGGTTTTAGGCCTGAAAAGCGTTCCCGAAGCAAGTCGGTCTGTTTTGGATCCCGTCCAACCGGGAGACCCAAACATTGAAATTGCCGGAGGAGAGTGTATCTCTCAAGCAATTGAGCGGAAAGGAAGTCTAAGGCTTCTGCATCCTGTGATTCAGTAAACTCATCGTAGAGTTTCTGAGTCTCTTCGATAAGACTAGTTACCCATGGAATGTTCTGGGTATACTCGACTATATCACGACTCACCATTCCCATAGTCATAGGGGGAATAAGCTCCATTCTGTCTTGTTTTTCCATGATATCGGCGACAAG